AGATATTCTCAAACGACGCTCCTGTTGGAGTTATGTAGAATGTTATATCTATGAATTCAAGTGACCTTGTAGGTTTGATATAAATCTTACCTGTCATTTGGTTTCTATCCAAATCTGCGGTATCTGAAGAAACTGTTACACGGAAATCGTATAGACCTCTGTCTCTTCTGATTGCATCAAGGATTGGGTTAACCGCATCCAAGAAGTCTTGTCTAACCTTTTGGTCATTCTGTTCAAACAATAATCTAACAGAAACCGCTGAAATTAACTTACGAGCCTGTAATAACAATCTTCTAACGTTAATTCTGTCAAGAGCTGATTCTCTAACTTGAAGAGTTTTGTTACCCCAAATTACTGTACCCACATCAGAGAAGGTTGCGATTGGGTTAATTCTACCCTTGTAAAGGATATCTCTGTCTTCTTGAGTCAGTTTCTTACGAGCTTTAATAGCGTTTACTATACCACGAGTGTAACCTGCTGCCGCGAACCAAGGGAATGCGATGTTATCGGTCAACGCCAAGTTTCTTGTTACTTCAGCGGTTGGTGGAAGATAAATCTGAGTATTGTTTACACTATCTCTTGTTAATACCCATGGGTAATAAGTACAAGTATAGTTTGAGTCGATACCAGTAGTCTCCAAATTATCTACCGCTTCCTGTGGATAAATTATCTCCTCTGAATTACCCGCTGAAGGAGTGAACATATTATAGTCAGGTGTTGTACAAATATACAATGAATCCGCTCTATCATACTCAATCATCTCAATCGCTGACTCAACCAAGTTTGAATTATTTACATAATCAATACCAGGTGTAACAAATACATTTATATTAACCGCCTCAGGATTAGAGAATGTTTGTTGTCCTAATAAGTAAGCGTAGTAGTCAGTGTTAGCAAAATCTACTGAATTCTTATTAATTGTTATTTTCTTGAACGCTCCCCATCCAGTTGCTTTAGGATAAAGAATTGATTCACAAGCACCTTTTAAGTAACCTGACTTACCAATTACAAATCTATCTGAATTTGTTCTACGTTCAGTGTAGATATCCCATCCGTCAAAACCTCCTTGTACTGCTAATGTAAATTTACGACCATATAATCTGTAATATGGATTTTCAGCATCTTCAGGGTCATTAATGAATGGTGCGGAGCCACAATAGAACGCTGGTGTTCCGCTAGTTGCGTATGCGTTTCCTATAGTTATACCTGTCGCATTAACATCCATGTGGAAACCTCTTGTTCTATATCCCCATTCTTCTCCAGTTGGGTCGGTACATATTGCATTTGGAAGTCTCTTACCTTTATACAAGAAGAAATCAATATCGTATCCTATTGTATCCGAAACTCCTAAGTATGTCCGTCTAATATTATCTCCAGAACTAGTCACCGCATCATCCGCACCTGCTGAGGTACCAAATGGAGGGTTATAAATTACTTCTCCAGGGAAATCATATTTTGTTTTATAGATTGGGAATGGAGGAACAACTCCTGCGTATTCTCTAATGTTATATCCTTGGAATCCGCAAGGTAGAGCATCTGTCGGAGCGTCTTCATTCATTTCGACCATAATGTATTTAGAGTTCAATTGATATTCACCATCTGAAGTACCAATCTTTGTTGCGATAAAGTTGTTTTCATTTGGGTCCATACTACAATTTGTAAACTTCTCTAGTACTACAGGTGCGTTATCAGAATCAAAATAATCTCTAACTAACACATCAAAAGTTTGATTAGCAAATGACATGTTTATTAAAGAAATTTTAACTTGTAAATTAGCATCCTCTCCATCCGCAATGGTGTGGAATCTGAATAAGTTATAAACTTTAGAACCACGTAATTCAGAAACAACCCAAGGAGAAATCGCCGATTGGTATTGCTCTAAATAAAAACCTATAGAAGATAAAGACTCACTTCTCGCACTATCTAAAGCCGTTAATGAAGTATTTAATCCTCTTATATATCCCTTTCTATAACCGTAATTAAGTAAGTTTTGGTAACGCTCTTCAACAAACAAAGGAACAGTCTGTCTTGGTTTTGCAAAATTTGTAGAACCAAATACTTTTGAGATATATTGAGTATCCGCATTAGTAAATGAGGTTTGGAAGAACAGTGCGGTACCGTCATTATTAGTAACGTTTAATCCAAAGGTTGAATATGGATTTTTAGTTATACCTGAATATTGTCCAGTTGTTACCATACTTACATCAGTTAGACCTGTCACTTCATAAACCGCCCCTGTGTCATTACCATATGTTGCAAGTCCTCTTGAACGAAGAGTTGCTACAACAAGATTGTCATAATCTAAATAAGGTGTTCCGCTATACACGAAAATTTTACCGCTCAATGTTCCACTGTAACATCTATTTATTGAACCTACATTACCTTCTCCAGCACCTGTTGCGGTACAAGGATTACAAGGGTCGCTAACGACAGCAACAATGGTCCAATTCACAGTTACTGTACCGTCTTCAGACACCATTTGTACAATTGCCGAACCTGAACTTAAATCTAAGAATGATGCACCATTCCATAGAATTGCACCACCAGGTCCGGTAATATTATCTTCGTCCACACAAGTTGTGTATGTTGGTGTGAAAGTCGCACTCAAAGCTCCAACACAAACTGTAATCGTGTTTGTATTATAATTAATAACACCCGGTGTGCCATCTAATTGAAAAGAATAGAAAGTTGCACAGTTACTAGATGTTGTGGTTGCAACAAAATTACTTATAGTTGTATAAAATGAGTATCCCGAATATCCGCCAACCTCATGTGAATTATTATCGAATAAAGCGTAATACCAAGGGTCATTATTTGAATCACTATAATCATAATTCGTAGAATCTACAGTATCTACACCAAATACATTAGTTTCCGCAGTATAAGTTGTTGATAAAGCACTATAACTTCCTCCTGAAATTACACCGTAATAATAAATTGATGCTCCAGTGGTTGTACCTGAATTGAGAATCGAATCATAAACCTGATTATTCATTTGGTCCAACAATGTTGTAGTACTTCCATTAAACAGCTCCAAGGAATTTGAAATTTTATTCAAAATCTGAGAAGGGATTTGTGAAGTATTAAAACTTATTGAGGAAATATTGTTTGAACATCCGTTAAAATCAACACTGAAGTCAATCACTTCATAATCAACGCATTCAACCACACAATCAACTGTCGATGTTGAATTACAATAAAAATCTACAGTTGACCCATCAACATTAGCCTTTGTTGTTATAGACCAAGATGGTCCTGCATCATACCCTGACAAACCTAATACTCTTGTTACAAACAATTGATTAGATTGTTGTAAGTATGCTTTTGCAATATATGCCGCTTCATACTTAGGAATTTGTGTGTTTATAAATTTTTCAGGTGAGGTTCCACCAAAATAAGTTGTGAACTCATCAAAATTTCTGATGAATATTGGTTCAAAAGCGGGTCCTCTTAAAGTTTCCCCCACTATACCAAGTGTGGTTACCCCCACACTTTGTGCCACAAAACTTAAATCAACCTCTGAAGTATAAACTCCAGGTGATACAAATACTTTACTGTTGCTAGCCATTAGTTTTGAGTTTCTTTATTTTTATTTTATTGATAAATATTCGAGAAAAAACCAAAATTCTTGACTTACCGATAAGTATTTATAAATTGGGCAGACTATTTTCTGCCTTTTTTATCTTATGTCACAGAATGGTCGCCAGATTAAAAATTTAAAGATTTCACAAGAAGTCCATGACATCTTAAAAAAGTATTGTGATAAGAACGGTATTAAGATGTATAGGTTCTTGGAGAAACTAATAATTGAAAAATGTAAGGAGAAAAAAGATATCTATGGAGAAGATTAAATAACAATAGACATAAATGTTATTTTAGATTCTTGCCCATCGTTTAATTTAGTTACCACGAGCCTTAAAGCGTCTCCTGTATTAATTTGAATCTTGTTCGGACTTTCACCAAAGAATGTCCCGTTGATATAGACCTCAAAAGTTTCTACGTTTTTTGTCTTTTCTAAAACCAAGTCTGTGGTGTAATCAAAACGTTCATTTAACTCATCATTACCCTCAACGAACAACGCATTTATTTTTGGTTCTTTAGGTAATTCATTTTTAACTTGCCTTCTAACAACTTTCTCATCTACTTCTACAATTTGAAGTAATCTATTGATAGCCGGCGAAACCTCAAATT